GATGCGGTTACACCATCTAATTTGTTTAACTCCGATGCTGAAGCAGTTATTGCTGTACCAGCTAAGTTAATTGACTCAACGTAAGCTACATCAAAAGAAGCGGCTGCTTTACCTAAGTCATAAGTAGCATCTGTTTTAGGATACCAAGCTGATCCATCTGCTCTAAACTCCTGCGCTGGGCCAACGATACTAATAGCTCCACCTTCTGCGGCAGTACCATCATGAGTGTGTCCAGAGGTACTAAAGGCTGTTTGGATTGCATCAAACTCACCATCTAAATCAGAAGCATTAATTACGTTTCCGTTTGCTATGTTGTTGGTTGAGTCGTTGCGTGTATAACCTGTACCCATTTCTATTTCCTATCGTTGTTAGAGTATTCAAGTAGAACTGTGTCTACTATAAAAGGTGGATTACCTGCTGTTGTGAACTCGTACTGTAATGAAACTGTAAAGAATGAACCTGTTGTATTAGTTTCAATAACTGTTTCTGGATCACCACCATAGCTAACATTTCCATATATTGCATTACCAAATATAGCAAAGTTACCACCACCTGACAAGGGTTGTATTACCTCTGGTCTTTGAAAGTCATATTTAAAAGTTAAGTTACCGTCTATATCACCCTCTGGATCGTAGTAAGTAGTAGCTTTAAACAATGTCTTTCTTATCTTAGGATCATTAACAGATATAAAAGGTGTAAAAAGACTTGCTGGTATTACAGAACCATCAAAGGTATTACCTGTTTCTAACCTGTAGATATAACCTGTTTCCCCTACAAACAATGTAACTTCAGAACTATCTGAAATAGCGGATGTTGTACGATACGCCTTAATACCTTTAGTCTGTGACCATGAAAAACTAGAAGCATCTTGGTCAGCGAACTGTGTACCTATATAACCTTCAGACGCAGCTTCTAGTTGTCCTGATGCAAACCCCATAATACGATACTGAGATTTACTTCTAACTATTAAAGATACTACATCTGCATAAGAAGTTGAGAACTCTGTTATATTATCTTGTATATTACGAGATGCTAAAGATAAGTTGAAGTCACCAATACGAGCAGTAGCACCTAAAAACCTTAGACCGTCACGTCCCAGAAACATAATATCACCACCTACTTCTTGTATAGTGTCAGGTTCTGAGCAACCTAAGTCTTCTGATATTTCTGCTAATTGAAATGATGCAGAGGTAGTACCTGTAAGTTGATGTATGCTTGAGTTAGTAAATATAATTAGTTTATCACGGAATGTTACCAGACCAGTAATACGTGAAGGTAATCTAACAGAACCTGCTCCATTACCCGAAGTAAAATCGTTTTGTGAAAAAGGTGCAGAGAATACTAAGTTAGAACCTTTACCAAAAAATAGATGATCTTTAAAAGAAGCTACTACTTCAGAACCTAGTATGTCTGACGTACTATCTAATACTTTAAGACCTTCACTAGTTCCCCAAGTAATAGGGTAGTTAGTACTGTCAACCATTACTGTACGTTCTGTACCATCATAGTTAAAGTCTACAAACCTAGCTTTAGTACCACCAGACATTGCTCGACCAATGAACGTTACTACTGCTGTGTCAGCAGGAGAAGAAGCCAAGGCAGGGTATATACTAATAGTCCCATGACCAGAGCTTATAGCAGGTGCTGATAAGACTGTGTAAACTTTTTCAATACCTGCTACAGTAAACGTATCCCCTATCCTAGCAACATCTGTGTCGGATGTAAACCCTTGTACTATTAAAGTAGAACCTGATTGACCTGATGTTTTTACATTAGTAGAACCATAGTTGGGCGCACTTTGATTAGTAAATATAGAACCTGTTGAAGAATATAAATTACCATCTCTGTATGCTAAAGTAGTATTAACACTATTAGCTGTATCTACGAAGAAATGTAAGCCTTCTGTTTTGCTTGTCTTATTGCTAAATGTTATAGCTGCTTTATCTGCTGGTGAACTAGCTAAAGATGGTGTAATCGTCAGTGTAGTTTCTTTATTTGTATTACTAAAAGAACTACTTGCTACAGTATATGTACCCGATACCCCTGCTATTTGAAAGGTAGAGCTTGGTGCAACATTTACAAACATGTTAGCTATAACAATAGATGTACCTGATTGAGAACTTCCTTGCACTACAGGAGAGCCATATGCAGGTATATAACTACTAGTATATTTATTAAAGCCGTTGATACGACGATACCCACCCTTAACGGAGGGTTCAAAGTTTATTAATGTTCTAGCAGAACCAGGGGCTTTAAGCCCTTGCTGTAACCTTGACATGTTACTCACTAGACCACCGTTTAACTCAAGTGGAAATGCTTCCCAACCTGTAGCCATTAAAAGTGTACCCTCTTATCATATAAATATTCAAATCTATTTATGTATATAGCCTTCATGTTTTTAACACCTTCATTAAACTTTTGAAGAGACATCTGTGCTGATTGATTATCGTTACGAAATGTCTGAACATAATACATTGCACCATCAACTATTATATGACGATATGCTTCTGGTGCGGAAGGTACGTCTGAGTGTAGTATAAGGTCAACTGGAAGAGAATACATTTCATATATAAGTTCATAGTTCTTATCAGGAGAAGGATATACTATATACTGATTACCTGGCGCTCTTACAATATGTGTAGGTACTGTACGAATACTTGTATCTTCATTGTACTCACTATCTACGTACTTAGAGAGGTACTCTTCGTAATCCATTACTTTTAGTGTAACTGTTGTATTACCTAAGGTAGCATTTCGTTTTATTCTAAATGTATTGTAATCTATTGTCTTAGCATTGTAAGGTATATCATACCTCATGTCACCTGCAGTTAATACATCTTCTTGCTCTAGGTAATTAAAAGGCCACTGGAACTGTTCCTGATTTAGCAACCTAATAGAAGAGTTTATAGCATCTTTAGCTGTATTATAAAAACCTGTTGCATCTGCAAAGTTACTAGAACTAAGTTCAGTTTCATTAACCCTACGATTTAAATCATTAACTAATTCTAAATAGTCATATGCCATGATTATCGTTCCTTGATTGGTAGCTGAATAACACGCTCTGATACTAACGAAGTGTTAAATGTAACTGCACATGTTATCTTATATGTTTTATTAGCTGTACCTGCACCAAATCTAGCTGTAGCTACAGTGGCTGTATTGGTTTGTTGGTATAGGGTAAGCCCGTCTACTGTTTCACCTGCAGATACTGTTGTCTTAGTACCATCAGCATTTTTTATTGACCAAGCTACCGCCTCTATTGAATGAGTGTCTAAGAATCTTGACCAATCTACTGAGTAATCTAGTATTTCGTCGGGGTCTTTGAAAGGCCATTTCATTATGCTGCAATCCTATCCGCTAGTATTAACAAGTTTCTATTCTCATGAAGTACTAATACGTTATTACTATAATCTTGAGAGGCTACTGTCACTACTTTATTTTCTGAAGGTATATGTATTGTAAACCTAGTGTCTTGATCTATAGGCTCTAAGTTTCTAGCTAAAGCTGACGTTACTTCGGGAGTAACAGATATATCTTCAGCACCTAAAACTTGTAACTGAGTTACTATAGGTAAGCTTGTTTCTGTATTACTTATTGTATCATCTGCATCTACAACATGCAACTGTAATATAGTTGCGGATGCAGTTTCAGTATTAGTCTGGGTAGTAGTAGCAGTTAAAACTTGATGTTGGGCTATAGATACTACATTAGTTTCAGTATCTGTTTCTACGCTTACACCGTTTAAGTTATTGTTTCCAGTGGCAGTAGGCGAAGATACTTCTGGTGTTGTAGACTCAACGCTATCAGCTAAGAATATAATTTTAATAACTGCATCAGGTGATGAAGTCTCAGGTACATTAGAAGTTTCTAAATCATTAGCACTTATATTATGTAACTGATTAATAAAGGGTATTACTAAGGCAGTTGAAGAACTTATGTCTTCAGCATCTAATATATTAAGTTCGTCTACATCAGGGTTATTAACTTGGGATATACCTGATGTAACATTAACAGGTTCTAGTACGTGTAGCTGATTAAAGCCTACTGTAGATGTAGTAGTGTTTACTTCTGTGTCACTTGCATCAAGTACATGTAACTGTGTTATAGTAGCCTGATCTGTTTCAGCGTCTGCTTCCGCTAGTACAGAAGTTACAACATGTAACTGAGTTATATTTGTTGCAAGTGTTTCTGAACTTGTTGCAACAGATACAGATAGTAACTCATTGTTTTCGCTAATATCAGGTGAACTTACTTCAGCATTAGTACTAAAGCTTGTTGCTAGTAGTGTGTGGCTCTCGTTTAATTCTGGAGAGTTGAACTCAGCGTTAGCCTCTACTGAGACAGGGCTTACGTTGTGTACCTGACCTATACTTGGTATTGTTAGAGTAGTAACAGAAGACACGTCATTAGCGTCTAATATATTAAGCTCATCTAAGTCTGGATTAATTACTTCAGAGTTGGAAGATAAACTTACAGGTAATAAATTATGATCTTGTCTTAGTATACCTGCAGTTGTTTCAGAATTAGAAGAGTTGCTTACAGGTAGTAAACTATGATCTTGTTCTATTGTAGGTGTGGTTACTTGACAGTTAGAAGATACACTTACAGATAATAGATTGTGAACCTGTTCTAATGTAGATGTAGTTACTTCAGAGTTAGTTGTAACACTTACAGATAGTAGACTATGATTCTGTTCTAGTGTAGGTATAGCTAATTCAGAGTTAGCTGTAACATTGTCTGCACTTAAAACTTTTACTAGTAGAGGTTGGCTGACCTCAACTTCAGAGCGTACATGACCACCATATTGCTCCTGTCCGTAGACAGAAGTTCCATATATGGCGTAGCCACTTGCCCTTAAATTATGATCAGCCACCTAATTAACTTCTACTAAGCGTCACGTATAGTAATAGATACTGCGTCTAATGAGAAAGTGTTACCTGTAGTAACTCCTTGAGAAGAACTTAAAGAACCAGTAGCATACAAAGTATTTGAGCCATTTGTTAATGCCCAGAATGCTGCAGTTCCTGTACCTGTTACAGTACCAGCAGTAATTGCAGGTATGATTACACGTCTACCATCAGTTGCACCATTTTGCGGAGAACCTGTGTTTACAGTAGCATTACCTAACGTTAGAGAAGAAGTAGCCGCTGAATAAGTTGTAGGCTCACTAGAGCAAATATCTAAACGAGTACCGTTAGTATCTACTACTGTAAGCCCATTATCAAAAACGGTATCGGCGATAAAAGCCATAATATGAATCCTTTTATATGGGTTTATAAGACAAATAGAAAGCCCCAATTAAGGGACTCTCTAATAGTGTTTTATTACGCAGCGTTGTAGTGCGCTGTGACTAATGCTTCTGGGCGAAGAATTTTGCGCCCGTAAAGATGCATACCGCGAACAATGTCAGCGAATGAATCTGGGTCACGGTAGTTCTCGACCTTGTTGATCTGCTCAGCAGAAGCAACAGCATCGTCTTGTCCAGCTACGATAACACCAAAGTTTACGTCTTGTGCTAATGCACCAGAAGTTCCAGCTCCTGTACCTTTTGAAGGTAGTGAGTTAGATTGGTAAATA